ATGTAATGCATGTGACATACTATTCTCATATTGGTATGCCCGTCAATGGAATCGTAAGTCTTTATGGGTTTTTCTAAAAATGGCAAATACACCTAACATGAAATATTGAGAAGGACGTGGTGTTTTCTCATTTTTTAAGTATCCATGCACTCGAATTGCTTTATGAGGGTGCCATTGGTGATTGTCGCTTGAGTCAAACTTCCACTGACCAGGAATCATAAATTCTAGTGTTTTTGTGATTGCTTCCGCAAGATTGTCTGTCTTTGCGGTTGCTTCCATAAACCATTCTTTAAAATTCATACTGATATATACTTCAAAAACTATATTATCTGTATGTTAAGGCACGTATTTTGTGGAATTCAACGCAGTGGCAACCATGCATTCATAAATTGGTATTTGGCCCACTTGGACAATTACGTTTATTGGAACAATATCAGTGATTATGGCAAACCAGAGCAAGCCAGAGAAGAAGGGGAAGTTCCTTTTGACCATTTTGTTTGTTCCTATGAAAATATCCATCCTTTTATGCTTAGCGAATTAGATTTAGAAACAGAGCTTCCCTACATCGTATTAAGAGACCCCTATAACTGGTATGCGAGTGCGTATAATTTTTTCAAAGAAAGAAACATAGTTAGAGACCGAGGCGGTGGAACAAGGAATCTTATTCCCCTGTATTTAGAGCTATACAAATACGTCAAAACACACCCAGACAAGTTTATTAATTACAACAGTTGGGTAACAAGTCCTGATTACAGGAGAGAACTTGAAAAGAGATTTGATTTGTGTGAAACAGATGAAACCATCAATATAGTGGCCAGTTATGGAGGAGGCAGCACATTTGATAAATTTGATTATGCCAACTGTGCTCAAAAAATGAAATTATTTCAAAGATGGGAATTAGTTAAGGACGAACCTGAGTATCTTGACGCTATTTTAAGTTATCCTATTTTTATAGATATTTCCAAAGAGCTATTTGATTTTATTCCAGATGATTGCATTTTTAATCCCAATTAAACATTTCCAGAACTCAAATAGTTACCATTATTTGTGGGAGTTGCTGAACCAGACTCTAAGGAGCATTCTCGCAAATGAAGGTGATTTTCACATCTTTATAGCTGCCAATAAAGAATTGCCTTTTGATCCAGACATCGACACGTCCAAAGTAACGGTAAAGATAGTCAACACAAACCCAATACCGATAAATCAACCCACCAAACAAGATAAAAATTACTTAGAACACAAATTTGACAAAACCACCAAAAGACTTGCATTGCTTGAAGATGAGGACGTAAAAAGTCTTAATCCTACGCATTTTTTTATGATGGATGGGGATGATTTGTTATCCAATAGGATTGTGAAGTTCATCAACAAGAGAAGAAAAAGGCCCGTCTTTATTATTGATAGAGGTCATTTCTATAAGGTTGATAGCGAACTGATTTGCAACAAAGAAGATTTTAACAGGCATTGTGGAAGTTCTGTTGTTTTGAGTTCTAAAATAGTCTACAATAACATGGATAATTGGGAGTGGTCCGTAGAATGGATTGGGCGACACAAGATTCAGAGAACATACGGGGACATACTTAAAGTCCCATTTTACGCCTCTGTTTATCGCCTACACCCAGACTGCGTGAGCGCCTATATGTTTAGAAGAGAAGGTAATTGGCGGAAACCAACACTACAAGAAACGAAGGAATTTAAATTATGAAGAAAGACAGATTAGCTAGTTATTGCATGTTGCCAGTTGAAGAGGTTGTCGTTGAAAGTCGCCCCAATAGAATATTTTGGAAATGGTGCGATGTAGAAGGTAAGATTCAAGAGGGCGTTGCCCAAAATAAAAGAGGCGTATGGAAGCTCTATGTAGAAGTTAAACACGGTCAAGGTCCAACCAACACATTCAACAGCGAACCGACAGATCAAGCCTGGGAAAACCTCTACGAAACGGCTTCAAAGAACGGGTATAGCGAAACAGGAGAGCTTTACGCTGACAAGGTAAAAATAAATTTACCTGGGGATACCAAACTAGAAGTAGCTTGTAAGCAATTGATAGAAGGCGATAAATTCAGACCTGAATTAGTGTTTGATTTTGAAGGAGATGACACATCTGTAAAAATCACAGTAGACCTAGATCCTGCTGATTTGGAAAAACTGGGCGAGATGTTATCAGAATCAGCCGCCAGAATATTGAGTGCTAATAAGTAAATACATGTATGAAAAGGTTTCTAATTGAGAATGTAGACCAACACATCACAGTTGATGCGGGTAAGTATCAACAGATGCTTACACAGTATATCCAAAATTTCGCAGATCAGGCTAATGATTATGCTTACCAATTAGGTCAATTTAAGTTTGATTTAGAGGATTTCAGGCATAAACTACGTCAATTTGGATTCCCAGAATCAGAAGAGCTATTGCGAGATGTAAGAAGTCAAAAAATAAAAGACTGGGAAACTCGATACGCTTGGGAAAAGAAGCTAAGCGATTTTTATTTCCAACAAAGGAATGGTAATTGGGATTTATTGCAGGACATCAAAAAGCAATTCAGGATGTATGGCGATCAACTGGGTGGTAGTAAAGAGGGTTTCAGTGACGAGCAAGTAAAAGAAACCTATGAAGAAGTAATGAGAAAGACCAATGCTCTACTTTCTCAAACCATACAGTTAATTAAAGGAGCTATTTCGAGAGTAGAGGGTTGGAGCAGTCATGCCACGGTTGAAATTAGCACTCCTTATAAAATAGACGATCATGACTACGATTGGCTTGAAGGACAGGGTGATTCCGTCCACATAAAAGTCAAATCTCCTGGCAATAGCGCAGAATATGATCCTGATTTCACTTTGTTTACCCAAGATGGCAAAGTGGAAGATATAGGCGACATTATAGATTCTGATGATTATGACTTCTTCAGATCCCCGGAAGCCACATCAGATTACTTCAATTTGATTGCCGAACTGAGACAGCCCGGCAGCACAACAAGGGGCAAGCCTATGAAACTTTATACGGCTCGTCCTCGCAGAGATAGAGCTACCTACATGGGAGCCAAACAATCCAAAATGGTTCCAAGCGGCCTGTGGGCAACCACATCTTATAGCCGGGCAGTGGGCTTGGCCTTACCAGGAGAATTGGGGGCTTCAGATGCCGACACGAGAGATGTGTTTGAAATTGGAGTCAACAGCAAATACTTGATACTGCATTATGACGGCGGTAATTTCACAGATTACCAACTTACAAGCAAGACAGGGAAAGTGCCCATAATCTCCATAAGACACGTTCATTGAGGAACTTATGCCGACATACGACTACGAATGCAATGGCTGTGGACATGCTATGGAGTTGTTCCAGCAGATCACAGAGAACCCAAAGAAAAAGTGTCCTTCTTGTGGAAAAATGCGACTGCGCCGACTCATTGGTGCTGGCGCTGCTATAATATTCAAGGGTAGTGGTTTCTATGAAACAGACTACAAGAGGAAGCCCAAACCTCCTGAAGTCCCAAAAATGCAAAAACCACCGGAATTGCCAAAAAAGAAGGACTCTACCAATGCCGGATCAAGACCATCAAATGCAGCCAATGGCTGAAGCAATGGCGTGGGTTTCTAAGATAACCACTGTCTGCTTCATGTTTGCTCTACCACCAATCGGAGGTTCCTGGCTAGATAACTGGCTTGGATGTATGCCACTCTTCACATTTTGTGGACTTGTTTTGGGAATGGGTGGTGGCCTCTGGCACCTGATCCAGATTACAAAAATTCCCCCAAAAGAAAAACCCGAATGAATCAAATCCTCACTATCTCCCCCTACTGGCTGGAATCTGTTCAAACTTGGGTCTTTGACGACGAACAAGCCAGTCTTGTTCAGGAGCCTTTTGTTGAGGGCATACCTGAAATGATCGATGAACTAACGGCAGATATTCCTGATGCTAGAAAGGGGTTTAGATTACTGTTCTCGCCCGATCCATTCCCCAATTTTCAAAGAGAATTAACCAAACAGCGTGAAGAACATAATGGAACGTGGTATCAAGATCCGACCACTAAAAAAGAAGGTTGGTTGTGCCCGGCTTTGTTTAAGTATTTTCCAGTTGCCCCAGATAAAATCTATGTCAAAGCCGAAGGGTTTTAGTAATCATCGTAGAAATCACTCAACCCATCATCATCGAACCCAGTAGCGTAAGCTGGTTCTGCTACTGTTGAGTCTCTAACGAAAAACACCCCGCCCATATTTTCAACGTGCCACTTTCTAGGCAGCGACTTCAGCATCCTGGCATATAATTTTGCACGACTAGGCTCTCTTGCTGAAAGGGCAAAAGCATGAGGTTTCACTTGAGCGATCCAATAGTGAATTGCTTTCACAACTGTTGATAGAACAACCACCGCATCGCCAGTGCCAGTAATATCTTGGGTGTATTTTCCATCCTGAAGCAGTTCAAATTTAACTTCCCACCCCATGTGAGGCTCATTCATCATTTTAATGAGATAGTGTTTACCATTAATTTGAAAATCACCTTCCCAATCTGCACTGGTTTTTTTTGTCCACCGGATAGGCATAGAGGAATCAAACATTTCTGTAGTTAGTAGCCATTCTTTGAATAAAAGCATACACTATTCCTCATAACCGTAAAATTCATAAATATCTTTGTCTAGTTGAGACCTGATAAACTCAATATCTCTTTGCTGATATTTATTCATATAGCTTTTGTTTAAGTAATATTTAGTTTTATCGAACTTCTTTTTTCTTGGGAACCCCTTGTATCCAGTTTCTATCACAATCTCAGGCTTCAAGTTAATATCAAATTCCCTTGATATGTCTTTCAACATTTGACTGGGATTAGATAACAAGTCTGTGTATTTTATGTGCTTGTAATATTTAACATTCTCCGATAAGACCTTCCATTCATTCATTTTAAAATTGAACATCTGGACAACATTTGGAAACAAACTATTCGTATAATGGTTGGTGTCTACCGGAACTATATCGCCCTTATCTATCAGCTTCCACTCACTTCTAATATAATCAGCAAATGGCATGGTTCTTATGTGTTTTTGGTGCCATTTTGCTCTGAATAATGAGTCTATTAGCATGTAGATGTTTCTGGATATGTGTAGATACAAAACATCTTGACGCATCTTTTTAACATCTTTACAATATGGAACACAGCTATGCTTCCATATTTCACCATTATCTGTGACTTCTAGTGTGAAATTGGCTCTGCACATATTCAACAACCAATTGGTCCCGGTGGTTTTTTCGCCAAGTATTTGAATTGCCTTAATCCATTCTTTAAATTGCAAAGTCATACCCTATATACTTATCAAATAGGAAACTAATAATGCATCAGTTGAATTTTAATGAATGGCTAACAAGTGATCCTTTGTATTTGAGAGACGGTCTTGGATGTTTATTTGAAATGGCGTTTCAAGAAATGGCAATGTATGATGTCTTACGACTATATGTGCCGCTAGACCAAGAGGACGCTGATTTTTTGATGAATTATAATGGGCCATATCCAGGTTTAGAAAAGCCACCAGAAAAATATGATTGGGCCAATAAATTAGCTTGGAGATACGGAAGTGGACTTAAATATGCCATCAAGCCTTCCCATGATAAAATCATAATAAGAAAAGGCACCCCCCAAACTTTAAGAAAAGTAATTGCTAAATTAAGACACCTTTCAGAAGAACCAACCAAAAAAAGAAATCAAGGTTTCGACCTAAGAAACATAGAGCCAGACGACCCAACAAAATTAGCAGGTTTAAGGCTTATGCACGTAAACCAAGCTAAAAGCATATTAAATGGAGCAAATAAGAAAAAAGGTTGGATTAGGTGGTCTGCCGAACAACGAGGTATAGATGTTGAAGCAACATTAGGAAGAGAAGGGGGTCGCACTAAGCATGGAAAGTCTCGTATGCCTAGTGGTCGTGGGCTTGAAGCGTGGATTCAAAAGACTGGTTTTCAACTATTGCCGTTACCTTTATTGAGTCGCAGTGGTAAAGAAACAGCAGATTATCAATCATATGACCCCAACAGGATGGATAGAGAAGTTCGTGGACATGGACTAGGAAAGGCTCCTATTTTTAGCAGAGAAGAATTAGAAGAAGATGTTAATTGGGGTATTGATGTTGCTCTCAAAAAGCTACGAAGACACCATTCTTATCCAGGGATGTTAGAGAGGAGAGAGGAAATATTTAAAAGGTCATTAGATCATTGGTTGCGAAACACTAGAGATCCTAATTTTTTAGATAGAGACTACAGAAGAAATGATGTTATGAATTGGGTCGTCCAACAGTCTTCTAAGGATTGGGGCGCAGGAAGTGAAAAACATATTGCAACTTCTAAAAGAAGAGGCACATACAAACGAGGCGTGCTTTTAAAATGGGGCAAAGGTCGTCCACGAAACGACAGGACAGCCACATTAGCTCAAGACCCTAATCAACCAGGGGCACATTTAATAAACTCTCCATTACACAAACAGCCAGCACCAGAACCAACAACAGCATGTCCAGGGTGGCCAGGGCATCCGTGTGGCGGCACCGAAGAGGAATATGACAATGAACTTGGGCCAATATGTAAAGATTGCGGCCTCCCTGTTATGGCCCCAGATGACTTAAAACGTTGGTTGCGTCAAAACCACGGGAAAGTCGTTCCTCAAACTGGAACTTATGGTTGAAATTTGATATAAATTTCATTATAATATCTTCATGGATTACGTTGTATCAATAAACAATAATTACTCTCAGCTTCTCACTCGTGACATGCAAATCAAGAAGATATTGCATGAGGCTTTGCGTGCCCGCAGAGAAGGCTATATATTTTCGCCTGCTTATCGCCAGAGAAAGTGGGATGGATATGTTAATTTCTTCAGTCCTAAAACAGGTCGATTTCTAACAGGTTTGCTTCCTGAAGTATTCTTTGCTTTGAAGCACAAATTCAAAGTCAGATACGAAATACAAGACAAAAGAAAGGTTTTTGATTTCCACCACAAGGAAGTGGATAGCCTATTTTTAAATCAATGGGATCACAGTTTAGCAGATGATGGTGGGGACATTGAATTATACGACTATCAAGTGGATCTAATTAATGCCGCAGCTAAGTATAAAAGGGGCATAGTGAAAGCTCCAACGGCTGCTGGTAAGACCTTTGTATTCGCTGGTATTATGAGGGCACTCCCGCCTAACACTCCAACCCTGGTTCTTACCGATACCATAGATTTAACAGAGCAAAACCGAGATGAACTTATCAAGGCGGGGATACCGAATGTAGGAGTGCTTCATGGCAAGAAGAAAGAACCTAATGTAATCACCTGTTCTACAACTCAATCAGTTAGAAAATTAGAAAAGATATTCCCAAAAATACGAGCTGTATTGGTAGACGAAATTCATGCCTGTATGAGTGATGTTCCTATTTCAGTATACAGGAAATTAAAAAACACCCCAGTTCGCATTGCTATCAGTGCTACTCCATACGATAATCAAGAAGAAAAATATAAGGTCAAGGGTTACTTTGGATCTATATTCAGGACTTCAGCTACAGAATCGGGTGAATTAACTACTGCGGAGCTTCAAGAGCGAGGCATCCTATCAGGTTCAGAATGTGTGTTTTTTGAAGTCAATCAACCCCAGTTGCCTTATGAAATATTCCAAGATGCAGTTACAGCAGGTATAGCTGAAAATCCCCACTTGCACGATATGGTTAAAACCGTAGCCACCAAATGCAAGGGGCGAACCTTAGTTTTAGTTGAAAGGCTAAAACAGGGAGATGCATTGGCGGCTATGATTCCAGGTGCTCATTGGATTCAAGGCAAGGACAAGGTTGATGATCGAAAAGAGGTCATTGATAAATTAAAAAGCTCGGAAAACGTAATTGCCATAGTCAGTCAGAAGATTATTTCCAAGGGCTTAAATGTCAAGATTCACAATTTAATCAATGCAGCAGGTGGCAAAGGCAAAAGCAGTGTGATTCAAAGAATGGGGCGTGGTTTGAGGACGGCAGGTGATAAAGATGTTCTTAAGTATTACGACTTCTTTTTTAACATCAACGGATATTTAAGAGATCATGCTGAGACCAGAGTGAAAATTCTAAGTAAAGAAGGTCATCCAGTGGCAATACGAGAAGAAATAGATTTAGGTTAAATCTTTAAGAGATTTATAAGTCCACGCTTTTTGATTATACCCTTGTGGCCAATTTTTTAATGATTCTACTGTTCTATGCCAGCCTTCTATCAAACAATACCCACTTGGGGTTATAGCCATAATAACAGGTTCTTGTGAAGGGGCATTGGCAACCATGTTGGCTTGTGTAGCATGTCTTTGATCGCTGTTGTATGCGTTGTGTGATTGACCTCCCACTCTGGATTCTAATTGTGCTCTTGTGTTTTTATCAAACAAATCCATTCTCATTGGCAAAACCTGTAATTGCCATTGTATTTGTTTCGGATCGGAATACCCGCTATTTGTGGCAACATATTGTAAAAACTCAGCAGCTTGATTTGGATCGCGACGGTAGAATTCATCTTTTCCTTTATGGGCCTGATAAATCCAATCCTTAACCACATAAGGAGGCCAATTAGGAACTAGAGATTGCAAATATTGAAAGAGTCTATCTCTCATTTCTAGCCATCTTGTGAATTCAACCATTCTTTAAACTGCAACTTTCTAAAATTACTTAGGGGTCGTTTAGGGTTCAGAGCTAATTTGGCCATTTCTTTATCGCCTTTGGCACTGGAGAGTCTCTTCCAAGCCTTCGTTCTGGTTTGACGGCTGTATTTACCAAAAACTCCACTCATTGATTTAGCCATAGCTGTTATGGCGTTTACAACACTGGTGCTGGCATCATTTTTTGTCTTTTTTCGCACTGCTGACCACCTTTTTATTAGGGATGACTTTGCGTTTCTTTAAGCGACTTCGGCCTTTGCCACCACCACCACATCCACTACAACTACCACATCCCATCTTTATGCTCCAAAAAATTATCAATACAAGTAATTTATATATGTTATGAGTTTCAAACATTGGTTGACAGAATCAGAAGGAAAGATGCTTTACATCATGCGTGGGCCTTCCGGCACGGGCAAATCTAGCACCGTAATGAGACTCATTAAAGACGGTGGAGCCACATTCTCCACAGATGATTACTTTTCCAAAGATAAAGAAGAGTATACGTCCCAAATGACGAGAGCTAGGAAATTGGAATTAATGCCATTTTATCACCAACTCAACCAAGACAGAGTTATGAAGGCTATGCAGCAAGGGATTTCACCTATTGTGGTAGATAACACCAACATAACTAAATGGGCTATGAAGCCTTATGTTGATTTGGGTCTGCAACATAAATACGAAATAAGATTCGTGGAACCGCAAAGCCCTCAATGGGAAAAAATCAAAAAGATGCTGTATTTTAAAGACCCTGAGAAGATGAAGGCTGCGGCTGCTGAATTATCAGGATTGAACCAACATGGGATTCCTCCCGAAGCAATTCTTCCTATGTTGCAGAATTGGCACAATGACCCAAAAATTGAAGATTTTCTAAAAGATGATAAATATGAAGGTGGTTATATTTAAAGCATAACATATTCCCAAGATTCTTTACGGGGGTCTTTTCCTCCGTTCACATATCTTGCGAAATAAACCATGTTGTCATCTTGAAAATATGTAACACTGGTATTTAAAACCTTTTTATCCCACATGGGAACACAATAAGACCCATTCAGCACATAGATCATGGTGTATATCATCTGACCGTGGGACACCACTATATACTTTCCATCTTCATCCCGTAATTCTGTTACAAACTCACTAACTCGATCAATTAAATCCTCATTAGTCTCCATCCTTTGAGTGAAAACATAATTATCAGGAAGATTTTCGGGGTAAAAATCGGGAAACTTTTTCTTGTGACATGGCAGTTTTAATATGGTTTCTCCGCTATACCCACTAGAAATGTGAGCAAATTCTCTCGCTTGCCATTCTATTTCAAAACCACATTCAGTATAACGATTTAAAATATCAGCAGTCTGGAGAGTTCTCATAAAGGGACTAGCTAAACCTTTCCAGTCTCTCATGTTATCGAATTTTCGGCGCAAGAACGCACCGCAAGAGAAACACTGTTGCCGTCCTCTTTGTGTCAAGGGACTATCTAAGTCGTGAGTATCTTTAGTATTAAAGTGACTCTCGCCATGTCTAATTAAGATCAGTTCCATATTCTCCCCTACATGGGGGCGGGCAATTGTTGTTGACCACCTTGAGGAGGTACGGGTGCCTGAGATGGTTGTGACTGAGGTTCAGGTGGCTTCTCTTTCTTTGGCTCTTCACCTTCAGGTGGGGAAACACCTACTTTTTCAGTAGGATCAACGCTGCTGTTTAATGATTGAATTAATTCACCAACAGTTTTGTCACCACTCATTATCATATTTCTTGCTTCAGCCGTCTTTTCTGGGGGAAGTGATTTCCAAAATCCCAAATCTTGAAGCTGTCGCAAAACAAATGGTTCACCATTGCTGTCGTGGTCAAAATGACCCAACGAAGTCCCCAAGCCAGTGTTTTTGTCTAAACCTAGCCGATCTAGGATTGTGGCTTGAATGTCGCCATCATCCTTTTCTTCTAACCATACTCGAAACGTTTTCATCATACCTCTATATATAATTGAGTCAGACATTTAAATTTTGGGTGAAATATGGAATTTAAGACATGGTTTGAAGGTGTTGATATTTTCGGGTTCGAGAAGGATATTAACAAAGATAATAAAAAAGAAGAATCTGATACTCCTGTCAACCGATTCGATCTAGAAAAAATGATGGAGCACCTGTATGAATTGAAGTTGCCGGGCAAGAGAGCACACTTGCAATTCATGGATCAAATCCAATGGGGAGAAGGAGTTGGTGCCATCAGGATTTGGACAGGAACCGGCCTGCAAATGGGTATCGAAAGATTAGGCATAAGCCTAGAACACAAGCCTGTTTGGGCAATGAAAAAATTCTTCCAAATCAACCGTGCTGGCTATGGTGGGCATGAAGAAAAAGTAGCCCAAGAACTTTTTGAATTCGTAGAGTTAATTGACAAACAACCCTTAGACAGTCCTAAAAAAGAAGGGTTCGATGAACAAATGCTGGAAAACCTTGTTGTCAATATGGCAAATAAAATGAGGCGAACAGCAAAAGACATCTTCATATTTGAGGGCATCAAAAAAATATCCGACTCTAATTATATCATCAAGATGGAGTTGCGAGGTCATGGAGTAGAAACGCAAGACCAACAGCGCGTTTTGGAAAATCTCACAGATATAAGTTATGACCATAAAACCGGAGTGATCCGATTAATAAATACGAACATAGAAAATCATTGTGGGCGTAGTGTTGATTGGGGAATCATGCCCAGCGATATGGACTGGAACTTCTTTCCAACACAAACGGGAGATGAAATAGCTGAGGCAATCGCCACAAATATGAAATGGTATTAATGCACTCCCAAGGGCTGTGCTCCATCCGGCCAAGATTGTGCCGGTGCGGCAGGCGCAGGAGCAGCTTGTTGTGGCTGTTGAGCCTGTTGTTGCATTATGTTTCTAGCCCGTCTAACTTGCTTGTTTTTATTAACACGCTTAAGGTGACTAACTGGAACAGTCGGGGATAAACTATTACTATCTGCGGGATTTCCCTCTTTGTCTTGTTCCCACGAAACATGAGCCATCAATTGGCCATCATTACTCATGCTGAATCCTGTAATTTTTCCAATGTGACCATAAGTAGATTGATACATCATGCCTCCTGACGCTGCTGGGTTCATATCCATCACTGTTTCCCAGTTACCAAGGCGTTGAGGATTATATCTAGGATCTCCAATCGCCTGTTCTGCTGCGGCCTGTTGTTGTGCGGCCTGCTGTTGGCGTGCATTTTGCGCTTGTTGATTGAGATTATTCACATTGCTATGCAAACTATCTATGAATTGCTTATAAACACGAGAACCGTTTCCTTGCGGCACTTGTGGATAACCTTTAGGGACATAATTAGAATCGTATAAATCTCTTCTCACCCACATTTGAGGGTTGCTGTCCATTGATGAATCATCAAAATCAGTTTCAGCTATTTTTGGAATAGGCACATATCTGGATGGAAACATGTTTTTCTTAAACCACAGAGCATAAATTTTTTGTCGTGCTTTGTCGTTATTTGTGGTATCTGCTGTTTTTTCTCTAGTCTTTTGTGCTGCCCCCCAATGCAACATGGCCGGATTAAATTTGGTAATATATTCTTGAAGAGCTTGAATTACTGCTGTGCCAATTATGGTTGCATTTGCACGGCCCATATCTCTATCATCATACTTTGTTGTAGCGTGGGCAAAGGAAACCTCTACTGCTGATTCAGGATTTCCAGCAAAATCCGCAGACCAACATGGTTGTTGTCCACCTGGACCGTAACACTGATCCTCCCCCGGTAGGCTAAACACAAAAGAATGGGCATTTGGCTTTTGAATCCAATGACCATCAACCTTATGTTTCATGTCAAAAACTTCGGAAAAATCGTATTCTTCTAAAAACGCTTTAAATTCTAAAATGCTCATTATTACTTATTTATGTGTGGAGGTTGATTTTATGAAAGCATTAGTTACAGGTGGTGCTGGTTTTGTAGGCAGTCACCTAGCAGATAAATTAATCAAACTAGGGCACGAAGTTGTTATCTTTGATAACTTGTCCACCGGAATAAGAGATAACTTAAATCCTAAAGCCGAATTCATTCAACAATGCGTATGTTGCCCATGTGAAAAAATAGAGTGTGATGTCATTTTTCATCTGGCTGCTGAAGCACGTATCCAACCCAGTTTCAAAAACCCGTTTAAAACAAATGCCTCTAATGTTGTCGGCACACTGGCTATGCTAGAGTTAGCAAGAAAAAATGGGGCAAGATTCGTTTATGCAGGGTCTAGTTCTTTTTATCACGATCAATACGCCAACCCATATACGTTTACTAAATGGTTTGGAGAGGAATACTGTAAACTTTACAATAAAGTATATGGGGTTCCCATAAGCATAGCTAGATTCTTCAATGTGTATGGCCCAAGACAAATCGAAGAGGGCACCTACGCTACAGTTATCGGTATTTTTGAAAAACAATTAAGAGAAAAACAACCCCTGACAATCACTTGGCATGGCAGACAAAGAAGGGACTTCACGCATGTATATGATATTGTCTCAGGCTTAATCGCAATGAGTGACAAAGATTGGGGAGATGAAGTATTTAATCTAGGAACTGGAGTAAATTATTCAATCAATGAAGTGGCCGAACTGTTTTTGGATTATCACGGTATGATACATGGTCAAAAACAGGATTTTTCAGTAATTGGGCTTGAAAACTTTCTAAAAGAGACGGGTTTGGTAAAATATATTCCACAACGTCCCGGTGAGGCTTTAACTACCTTAGCTGAAATTGGTTTAGCCAGAAAAGAATTAAATTGGGAACCTGAATATAGGTTGGAAGATTATGTACGGGAAAATCAAGCACGTTGAAATAAATCACGGCAAAGGTTGGCCACCACCACCAGAATTAAGCAGAGGCGGTCCTTGGAGGCATAGCGAAAGAAGCTATCTGGCAATTAAAAAGCAATTAAGAAAAAACAAATTCGATTTAGATTCAGCCAATAGAATTTTAGACTTTGGTTGCGAAACTGGCAGGATTTTACAACATTTTGACTTCAAAAACAAAGAAGTATGGGGAATAGACAAGAACCATAAAGCAATTAAATGGTGTAGAGAAAACCTAAGTCATGATCTTAATTTTATCCACTCACAATCTCACCCGCACCTTCCCTTTCCAGATGGATATTTCGATTTTATTTTAGCATTTTCAGTCTTTACTCACAGTGAAGCTGATTATCTATTTTGGCTGATGGAACTCAGAAGGATACTAAGTAAGACTGGCGTATTTTATTTCACCATATTAGATGAACACACAATAGAGAAAGGAAAAAGAGGCGAGAAGTTACCGCCCTCTATTGTAAAATCTTTGAAAGTATTAGAGGAACCTTTAAAAGAGGATTTTATCATAGTCTCTCACTCATGTTCCTTCTTCAAAAGGGATCGCTTTCTCAAAGAAATCAGCAAATACTTTAACGTTTTAGATTGTATTGAGCGAGGATACAACGTCCAGACTTCTATCATTGTTAGTCAAAAGGATTCTTAGGCCAGCCGAATTTTAACACAATTAACCAAAACACAGTCATAATCCAAGGCAAAGCCAAATCACCTGTTGGTTTGCCTAAAAGATAGGCAGAGTGACCTATAATAGCTGCACCTAATGACACACAAAACATTACAAACGAAATCTTCTTAATGTTCAAATTCATGGCTGAATTCCTCATTAAACAAATCCACACTCTCAGGAGTAAGGTGGGATTTGTAAATTGCTAAGTCGAAATAATACCTCTCTTCAAATTCTTCCATGTTAAGGCATTTAGCCACATACGGTGACAACACCATATAGTATCCGCACACCTTTCCCAGTGTTACCCATCTTATCATAGTCCTATTGTCGATGGCTTTACATATATCATCCTGGGTTGGCGCACCTTTATATTGTTTAAATAAGAACCCTTTGGTCTTCTTGATTTTATCTACCACTTTGGACTGCAATATATCCGGCTCTATTGTTCCCGATTTTTGAGAGTTTTTGAACTTCCGCAACCACATTTTCCATCTGATCCATGCTTTTTTACCAGTCAGACAAAGTGGTGTGATGTTGGCGTGCTCGCCGCGCGAATTTTTTATGCTTTTTAAAATGTCAAACTGAGCACGGATGTAATAACGATATTGGTCTATGGGAATTAATCCCCGTGTTTCCGTGACCAGTTTAAGACAATATCTGAACAGGTTGCAGTCACGAGGGTCGCCTCTTTTAGTTAATTTACCACAATTCTCTTTCGGAAAATATCGAGGCGTTAATTCCTCCCATATAAGGGCGATTTTAAAAGCTAACGCCTGATCATGAGTCATGTTGTATTCGAGAATTTGGTAAAGCCTGTCCATCTTTTTTCTTCTTAAGCTCCTCTCTCCGTTTAAGATTCTCTCGCCGTTTTCTTAGGTTCTCTTCCCGTTGCTTTCGTTTTTCACCTACTCTGATTCCTTTTTGACGATCCTCAACATAAACCATATTGAAGTCGTTTTCATCAATTAATTTCAAGAAACCTTCAACAGAGTCAGAATTTTCTTCACATTCAATAAATTTTATATGGAGTTGGCTTTTCTGGCAGATATTATGATACCTTTTCAAGTTTTCTAAAACTTTATCAAATCTATCTGCGCCTTTGATCTTTGCATAGTTTTCTTTATTGCCGGAATCGAGGCTGCATATTATAACAGCATCTTCATAATCTGCCAATGTCTCAGCGATTAGCGAGGAATACGACACTGCATTAGTGTTGAATCTGACAAGCATTCTTGCCCCCATCGCTAAGTCTACACTTCTTCTCATATCATCTTTTGGATATAGAGACGGTTCTCCTCCCGCCCATGTGAGCCAAGTTTGTTCAGGAGCAAAAAATCCAGGTTTCTGGATCATAGCTTTTAAAATTGGATAGACTTCATAACCTGGGGGTCTTTTTAAGTCTACTCTAGGGCAATAAACACATTTTAGATTGCAAGTCCTGTAATTGTTTATAATGAGGCGCTGTATCGGATTTGCAAATACGTGATCACCTACTTTTTCGTCTTCTTTCCAGTATTTACATCCATCACATGGATTCTTTGGTTCTTGTTGCCAAGTTGCTACTTTTTGACGATTTGCTACAATATCATCAACTAATTTACTGTAATCACCATTATAGCTGGAAATTTCATTTGTCAAGGCAAGAGAGATTTCATTAGAGTGATTTGTGCAACATGGGCCTATATCATTTAGCTGAAAATTCAGTGTTACCTGACCAGACATGAATGTGCATTTTTTCATTTGATTTTATTTCCTTGATCTCTATAATATAGTCGAGGATCAGATAAAAGCCTACACCCGCAAGTAATCTGATTCAAACCGTGGAGTGCTGCTAACTTGCGCAATCGACCAATGTTCCGAGGCATTAGGTTTTCCACAAGAACGAGGTTATCTTATTCCTAAAACCCTGATGAAAGGAATAGGGCTTTTAGTAGTTCTACAACTGGTGTACTAAACAGAGGCACAAGTTAAAAGAAGTGAAGCATAATGATCTATAAGATAAAGCTAATTAGATAGTACCTTCTAGTACACTTTATCTTATATTTTTTTACACCAAACTCCTTCTAATCAGGGGCCTCGGTCTGTACTAAATAAATAGAATTAAGGCTTAGCCAGCCTTGTGATAGCACTCTTCCAAAGGACAATCAGCACGATTGCAGGTAAAGCACATTTTAGGATCGCAACGATGTTGTTTCATCGTCACATGAATATTGAACACAGCGTCTTTCAGCGCATCTCTTAGACCATCATGGCCATACTCGATGCCGAGTTTCACTAGGGTGTCAACGACGATGGCTGACAGTTTTTGTTCTGTAGTCTTCTTCATAGTCCCCCCTTTCCATATTTGAGAGATTGAACTGTATGTAGTGTTGGTAATTGGTTCTTTCATGTTAATTTTATATGAGGAAGCAATTGGAAAAGGTATAAAACATCGTTATAATCAATGTCATGGATGATTCTCTAATATTGCAACTAGAGCAACTGCAATCGCCTCTTTTTCTTTACACATCGCCCGATGTTTTAGATTTGGCTGAGGGTGGCGATCCGAATCTTGTAGTAATGGGCAGGAATGGTTCGGTCAAAATCAGTCTGAAGAAGGATTTGGATTTTTGGGTATTGTTGGCTACTCTCAAAAATATTGTCAAAGGCCCTGTTTTTTGGTGGAACGCCAAGGTTTTCTATAGTTACATTTTATTCATTACAGGTCGAAGGTTTGAATCATCTATTAAAGTTTTAGATTTGAAAGTCATCGAGTCTTATCTTGGCGTAAGAGAAACCTGTCCAGCTAGTCACGATGAATTGATGGGAAGGATCAAATTAATACGCGAAAACGATAATTGGAAGGATGTTTACAATAAAATTCATCTTCCATTAATTGAAGAGGTGGTTCCAGAGCTTGAGAATATCGGTATTTTAGACATTGAATCTCGGAAGACTTTGAGAGCCTACTACGAAATTGAAGGGCAAAAACACGGTCGATTCAAGTGCCTTCTTAATTTCTCAGATGGATATAATCCTCACAGTTTAAAGCCAGAGGAAAAGGAAAAATTTCGGGCCGTGGGCGAGAATCGCAGGTTTTTATATTTGGATTTTCGCAACATGGAGGTAGCAGTTTTACAATGGTTGTCGAAAGACGAGTATTTGGGAGAAATATTAAATAAATCTGATGATTTTTACGCTGCCCTCTTTAAGTTAATAACAAGGAAGGAGTGCGAAAATCCCAAACATCGAAGTTTTAGCAAAAGTATTTTCTTGCCTGTGGTGTTTGGGATGGCATCGGCCACACTTTCTGAGAGGCAAAAAATATCGAGAGAATTTGCCGATTACATAATAAATAAGATACATACGTTGTTTCCGTCTGCGCTGTCCTATGTGCAGAAACAACAAGATGGCAGAGTGACAAGTGATTATTTGGGTCGAACAAGAGATTTTGATCAATACCACAAAATTAGGAATTTTGTAGTCCAGTCGCCCGCAGCGACACTATGCTTTGAGAAACTAATTGCCCTAAAAAGAATGTTAGACAACACCGATACTGACATTGGATTTCATTTACATGACGGCTACTGTCTTTACACACCAATACAACAAACAAATTACTTTACACGTAAGGCGATTGAAACTTTAGAATCTCCAAGTGAAATGTTACCAGGACTTAAATTGAAGGTTGCTTGTAAAATCGGTCCTAATTTGAATTTTGAATAGGAGATTGAATATGAAAATGAAGGGAAAAAACCCTTTTGAAGTAACGCCAGAAGAATATGCCTTGCTTGATGAGAAGTTCGGAGATTTATGTAATTTTCAAGCGTGGCAACTTTTGAAGAAGAATACGAAAAACAACCACACCAATGATTTTGATGATGTTGTGCAAGAATTGAGAATGCACCTGTTGATCGCAGGGACATATCACAAACGACAGGTTTATATCGAGAACTGTTTGGAGATTTGCGACAAGTTCGCTAAGGATAGATTTATTAGATTTGTCTTAGGGGAGCTTGATAATTTATGGAAGAACAGGAAGCGTCACGGAGCCAACCGGCAGAAGTTCGGTCCTTTCCAAGAGCAACTTTTGGACAAGATCGTAAAGACAGTGGTTCCTTCTTCACGAAGACCCTCTAAACAAGCCCCATTGCAGATAGATTCTACGTTTGCAACCTACTGCAAAGCCATTGCGTGGAATTGTCAAAAAACAATAGGAAAGAAAATTACTAGAGAGAAGACGATACGCTCAGGTCAAGTTTCTCTGAGTGAGTTCGATTATCTGGTGACTAACTGAAAAACTATTGTTAAAATTGAAGAGGCGTCTCGTAGACGCCTCTTTTTTTTATACATACTTATATGAGACTCAAGGTGGTATATCTCTTATATTTGACGAAGTATTGGAGGCGTTATTTTAAAAATCAAATGAACGTCCTTAAAAAGTGTGGATTATACGATCTTGCAGACGTTTATGTATCAACATCAAGTGATAATCCCAATCGTTTACCTAACTTCAGGCGTTTCATGGCTAAGTATCCAGATATACGACTTCAAAACATCTATGGCCAAAACTTGTTTGAATATCCAGGTTTAAAAACAACGCATGAATTAGGGCAACGGGGCGAATCGTTAATTCTTTACCATCATTCACGGGGAATTAGCAGGAATCAACGTGGTTGGGAACCACTAGCCAGACAAACAATACAGAACTTCAGGGAGATAGTAAAAATCTTTGAAGAAAACGATGTGGATTTAGTAGGGGCTGCTCCTGCTATTGGAGGGTGGGTTTGGTTTAATTTCTTCTGGGTTACATCATCTTATCTCAAACAATGCAAGCCCCCTGCACACCCACAAAACATCAATGTTCGAGGTTATTACGAATCTTACATAGGTCGTAGTTCTAAAAGGAAAAGCATCACGTATAGCCCCATAATAAAATGGGACCGGGTAAATGATGTTGGTGCTTGGCAAGTCTTTGCGAGATGTTAATTTCTAATTGGCGCATAAGGACTTACGTGATATAATTCAGTCGGAGAAATATTATGAAAGTCAAAGAATTGATCCAACTTCTTTTAGACAGGCCAATGACAGACAATGTGGTTTTCCATTCTGAAAAGAAGCCCGCTCCTGGTTATTGGAGCGATTTAGAAAATCACCATATGGTCTCAGGGCATGGAATTGTAATTCTTGATTTGGAGGAGAAACGTAAGGATGGTTGAATACGTGATTGTTTATGCTGAGGCAATGAAGCATTTCAATGATGGTGCGCCGCCTCAATTTGTTCTTACTTTGAAAGATCGTCCTGAATGGCAAGCTGGTCATTTGAATTTACCCGGTGGACGAATTGAGCCGGGAGAAACGCCTGAGAACGCTGCCATAAGGGAGTTGAGAGAAGAAACGGGGTTGCGACCTATTGAGGCAAGCAGGGTTGAGGTTATGGGCACAATACAGGGTCACACGGCAAGGGTCTACTGTGTTAAGGCGATTACCATAAGAGGTCCGATAAAACCGGCAGAAGGCGAAACGGAAGTTTCACATTGGACTAATGGTTGGGATATACGGGAGAACAAACTTTTAATGCCAAATTTAAAAGTAATCATACCCCTTATGCAGTATGGGATTAAGGGTTGGACGATAGAAGATCAAGCCCCAAAATGGGAAGAAAAAAATCACACTTTCACTATAACAGTCCCAATGAAATTTTGGGAGGTAATGAATGGATAACAGTGAAATTATTGCTCGGTTGAGAGATTCCGAGTCGTTAGAGAACACCAGATACAACATGGAAGTTGACTATCAAAGGTATATTTTAGCCTTGATGGTTTCAGACAGACAATTTTTGATGGAAAGTGTGGATTTAATTAGACCAACTTTCTTCACAGATGACGTTCATCGCACATTGGCTAGGATCATTGTGGATTATTATGATGAGCATAAAAAATTGCCTGCTACATTTATAATGCGACAAGCAGTACGAGACAGAATTCAAGATTCCACTCGTATTATCAAGACATTAGGGGAACTAGATGCTCTTTACGAGTATTATGTTCCAGGGTTGGACGCCAGGGATGCTGTTCAAAATAAAATCCTCAAGTTCGCTAAAACACAAGCACTCAGACAAGCATTTCAGAAGTCCTTCGAGCTTCTAAGTAAAGATTTTGAGTCAGATGAACATTGGACGAAGATTGAAGAATTTTACAAAGAGGCGATCACGGTTGATAGAACTTATGATATGGGATTAGATTATTTTGGGCAAATTGAAGAAAGGTATGCTTTGATGGAAGAAATGATGGCAGATAAAGAGAAGTTGTCTACAGGAATAGAATTTATAGATAACACACTTACTGGTGGAACTCCAAGCAGAGGAGAAGTTATTTCGGTGATGGGTTTGCCTGGAACAGGTAAGTCTTTGGCTTTGGTAGCTGGTGCCATTAAGAACATGGGACTTGGACACAAAGTTGCTTATTTATCTTGTGAGATGAACAGGGAGAAGGTGGCAGAAAGGTTTGATGCGCAACTTTCTGGTGAGAGTATTTCCACATTGTATGATAATAAAAATCTGGTCATCGTTTCTCTCAAAGATCACGCTAAGGAGTTGGATGACCCCAGGCAGTTGATCATTCAGCATTTTCCTGCTGGAAGTGCTGATATAAATACTTTTAGATCATATCACGCTCGATTGAATATGATGGGTTTTATTCCTGATGTTGTCATTATAGATTATGTTGGGGAAATGAAAGATGCCCCTGGTATTAAAACCTATGAGTCAAGATTTCGTATCGTTAGAGATTTACGAGGTTGGGCAACCGAAGATAATTTTTTAGGGCTTACAGCTATGCAGCCTAATCGTGCAGCTAGAGAACTTGAGAAGGGCGAAGATGCTCTCAACAGTTATATTGATGATGATAATTTAGCTGATGCATACGGGCAGACTCGTCCGCTTGATATGTTGTGGTCAATTAACCAGACCACTCAAGAGAAGAATGCTGATATAGCGAGAGGTTTCATAGTTAAGTCTAGGAATGGAAAAAGTCGGGTTCCTTTTTACATAGGGTTTAATCCGAGAACACTAGCTATGGGTGAGATTAGTCACGAACTTTACAGAACTAAGCTCAGTACATCGGTAGACTCAGCCGCCACTAGGACAGCCGAAAGGTTTGATGACCTAACCGGACTGGACAGAGGCAAAAAAGATAAGAAGAAGAAAGACGATAACGATAACGATCCCAACAACCACACAGGAGATGAAAATGAATGAACCTGTTACTGTTAAAATTGCGGGACAAGATGTTGTTTTAGATCCTGCGGCGTTAGAGTTCAATGAGGCGACTCTCAGCGAATATATGCAAGTGGAAGCTGCGAAATACAATTATTTTGGACAGATGTTGGTTGAGGCACAAGCTCAATTAATGTTATTGAAAAACAGATTTGACGAGATTGAGGCTCGAAAGTTTGTTCATTATAAAGAAACCGTGAGTGGACCCATCCCTTTGGTGGAAGCCCATGTATCCACCGATGAAGAGGTTGTGGCCGCTTCAAAGAGGGTGATAGCAGCCACAAGGGCGGTCGAATTATTGAAGTCTCACCTGCGGGCGTGGGACAGAAACCATGACAATGCGCAGTCGTTTGGACACATGCTCCGAAAGGAAATGGACAAATTAGGTTTCGATATTAGGCAGTCTGGGGACGCGGATAAAAGAGTGCAAAATTTAATAGAAGGTGGCACTACATAACAGAACAATGAATGAACTTTTAGGAGGAAGTCATGGGTAGACTAGAAAAAAGAAGGGTAGGAAAGTTTCTAGCGAATTTGGTTTTGAAAATCGTAGGCCGCATGAATAGGGTTGACAGTGGGACTATTAGTTTTAGTCGAGGTCAACATGGCCCATGAAATTATTGATAATGATTTCATCGCAATTAAATAAGGGCATGTCATGGTTGATCCTTCAAATATCACTGACTTCAAATTGAATAAATATCAGCTTGAAGAACGGCTTCTCTTTTGGGTATGTGCAGCAGGCAAGAATGGTCGCACTGCTGCCAAGTGTTTAGATAAATTCATGTCGTTGGTTCGAGAGTGGTATAAGACCAATCGAATCAATTGTCCCAGAAGCCCCTTTCTGGCAATTAAAAAAAAGAATGAGCTACATAAGGGCCGACCAGGATCGGGCGGCAAATGGATCACTGCTGGTATGAAAATTTGTGGGATTGGCTGTTCTAAGAGTAAATCTAAATCTTTCTTAGAATTGGCTTATAGCGGCTTGGATTTATGTGTTTGCAGTGTAGATAATTTAGAATCTATTCACGGTATAGGGCCTAAAACGGCAAGAGCTTTTTTAATTCACAGTAGACCCAATCAGCAGTATGCTTGTCTCGATACTCATATATTGAAGTTTATGAGAGCCAAGGGGGTAGATGCTCCTCAATCTACACCAACTGGTAAAAAATATAAAGAAATTGAGAGGGAGTTTATTCGTTTAGCTAAGGAAGCAAAAAAAAGTATTGCTGAATTTGATCTTGAGATATGGAATGAATATAGCGTGAAACCTAAAGGTTCCACCGGATAATTACAATGATCAGGAACATCAACAGATTTCTGTCTGATTTTGAGTCGATCTCTTCAAGGTATGACTGGTATTTAGATTCCAAAGAACGTGGTGGTGTTACCATGAACGAGATTCGGGGAATTGCCAAAGACGAAAAAGATACAAATGCATATGATCCCCTCACCGCTTATGTCAAAGAAGTAACCGGAAGCGTGGTTAGCTTAGAGAGATTTGATAAAGCCGCATCTCTGGTGTATCTAACATCAGATTTGGCCTCTCAAATTATTGATGCGTGCGATGAGTGGCCGTCAAGAGGAAGTGGGTATAAACCAAGAAAGGGCGAAAAAGAAACGAGGCGCAGACTTCTAGAAATCTGCGGCCTTTAATTTTTTTCGCCCTATTCTTGCCTAGTCTTCTTTGTATAGCTTTTTGTCTTCATCCTGTTGGATGTGGGTAGTGCCATCGGTTTCGTGTGCGTATTGCTCGTTCATATAAACTGCTTCTGCACTTTCGGCCACTTTATCAACATGGATTTTCTTGTTTCTATCTATGTTGCCTTGAGTGTCCATACCATCTCTGGCATCGCCATTTTCGTCAGTTAGATTCTTTAAATTAACATTAGTAGCGCCCAATTTACCTGGAAGCCATGTAGAACGATGTGCTGGGCGATAACTCTTATGGAGTCTGCCCCTGTCTGCACTATCCTGATGCATGTCAGGATGCAGGATGCCAACATCCCTACTGTTAGTTTTAGGTCCAACCTTTTCCGTTGTGTTCAACCTTAAATCGGCGGAATATCTTGTGTTAGCCATTTTTACTCCTTGATTGATTTGCAAATCTTACTATTATTTATACATCACAGGAAATTTTCTGGAAGACCGATATGGAACGAATTAATTTTAATATGAGGCGGTCAGACATTCAATTGTTTGGTATTCGCAGAAGCGGGATACATGGGGTGGCTGATTGGATGCTCAGTCACTTTGTTTTTGATAGGGCAATTTACAATAATGTTCAGCTTTTGCCTGATGGCACAATGAATGTTCTCCGAGATCATATAGATTTTGTCGTGGGCCATCACGATAGCGCAGGAGATAATTCCCCCACCGATGATGTGATTGCCAATCCAATATGGAGATTAGTGATATTTGAGGATCATAATTTACAGTATGTTGAGCGGCATCTTCGTAGGTCTATGCCTAGAGTTTTGTTGCTTAGAGACCCTTTTAATATGATTGCCAGTAGGTTAGCAATCGTAAGAGGTATAGGGGAAAAGCCGGAAAACCCGGAAGATTTAGCTCATTTGAGATGTAATGACCCAGAAGCCGGTATTTATTTTTGGAAGCAATATGCCAGGGAATTCCTGGGGGAAACCGATTATTTGAGGTCGGATAAATGCAATGTTGTGAAGGTGAATTTCAACAAGTGGTTTGCTGAGGAGGAATATCGCAAAGAGGTTTCTGAAAAGGCTGGTTGGGACTTCACAGATGAGGGTTTTGGCTCTAGGGATGGGTGGAAATTCAGTCGTGGAAGCAGTTTTGAGAACACTATCCCTTCTAAAATGCACCTAGACAGCAGGTGGAAGTTGTTTGAGAAAGACGCAGAATTCAGAAGTTATTTTGATGAAGAAGTCCATGATTTGTGTAGGGAGATATTTGGGCGAACTGTCGAATTAAAACCTGTTGATGATGAAGAAATCCCAAAAAAAGATGCATCTAGCATTGCAACTGATGCGTTGATTCACAAGGCTGTGCGGACAGCTTCAGAGATGATGAAACAGGGTAAAAACGAAGAGGCTGAGCTTATTTTGTTGCAAGCCCTGAAGGTAAATGTGCCTGTCCCTGTGGATCTTTATTGTGTTTTGGGAATAGTTCAAGGTAATTTAGGCAAAACAAATGAAGCTATTGAATCCTTCAAAAAAGGTCTTGAAATTGAGGACGATGCAGCTTGTCATAGTAATTTAGCTCTTTGTTATCAACAAAATGGTGAGCATGATCGAGCTTTGAAACACGCTCATGCGGCGGTGGAGATTGATTCTGATAACCCTAGCTTTATAAACAACTTAGGTTTACAGTATTACAAGGGAATTGGGAACATAGACCGTGCAGAAGCTCTTTTTAGGCAAGCATTAAATAAGATGCCCGACCCACATGTAATGGTCAATTTAGCATCTTGTTTGACTGAAAAAAGGGATCTTCAAGGTGCGCAAGAATATTTAGAAACAGCAATCGCTCTTAACCCCAATCTGCATGGTGCCCATGTTAATTTAGCTTACGCCTTTTTACTTCAAGGTCAGTGGAAGGAAGGGTATGAGCATTTGGAGCATCGCCTCTATAATTATGAACAAATGAGGCGGTATTTAGAATCTTTTGATTCTGACAAGCTGTGGGATGGAAAAGCCAGTTTAGATGGCAAAAAGGTTGTGGTTTATGGAGAGCAGGGGGTTGGAGACACAATTCAGTATGCTAGATATTTGCCTAAACTCAAGGAGTTGGGGGCTGAAATTTGCGTATGCTGCGATCCAGAGTTGGTTACTTTGATGTCTTGGTGTGAGGCTGTGGATGAGGTTGTTATGAAGGGCGTACATGAAGGTATGGCTTATGATTATCATTTGCCGATTTTAAGTATACCTCACCTTTTGCAGCATTTCGACATTTCCAACAAGCCATACATCGTTAGTAAAAAACACCCTTGGGTTTTAAAGGAATGTAAAGGCAAGCAAATAGGATTGTGTTGGCAGGGCAGTAAGTTGCATCCAGAAAATGCAAAAAGGTCTATACCTTTATCTCAGTTTTACAAATTAAGCACGGTTGTAGCGGCAAAGGACGATCAGTTGTGGAGTCTTCAGAAAAAGCACAACGATCACGCTGATGTGAAAGTGATGAAGATGAATGATATGATGGACCTGATTGAGGAGGGGTTTGCAGACACCGCCTCTTTAATTTCTGCTTTGGATGTAATAATCACTGTTGATACTGCGGTTTTGCATCTTGCTGGTGCAATGGGCAAACGGGTTTTTGCTTTGATTCCTTATAAGTGCGACTGGAGATGGGGGTGGGGAGTAAATCAACCTTGGTATGAGAATGTGACGTTATTCAGGCAGGGCAAGGATGAGAGTTGGAGTGATGTTATTGATCGCGTTATAGAAAATTTATGAATTTGATGGATATATAGAAGTGGTTCGGTAGAAGATCCCACAATCTTCTGCTACGTTCACCTTATCCATGCCAATGGGGTGATCGTTTAAAATACAGCGACATGGGGGCTTGATGCTTTTAGGCAAAGTCAAAGCTGTCACAGAGGCAAACAACCTCGAATACTGAACTAGGCGAATCATAGTGTGTTGCTTTGATTCGCTTTTTTTAATTGGTCTTTCTCTTTTAGGTCGTGGAAAAGATTCAAGACATAAAGCGACCTTTGGTGGATAAGTTGCGTAAACAACTTATACCTGCCAGAATTCTTTTGGATAAATTTAGGGTTATTGAGGAGTCCTCTAGGAAAGCGGCTGCTTATACCGATCCTTTATATGTGCCCTTTTACTATTATTTAGGTTCTCTTGTTACCCCTAAGAGGGTTGCTGAGTTTGGGTTTCGCTTAGGCTTGATAAGCGGTTCTTTTTTCCGTGGTTGCAGGTCCACGGAGCACTTCCTGGCTTTTCAGGAGAAGTCCGAGGATTACTATTCTTCTCGTTTAGCTAAGCACAACTTAAAATCTGCATATAAGGGTGATGTCGATTTTTATTTGGGCACAATTTATGATGACGATCTTGAGAATAAGTTTATTGCAAGAGACTGGGATCTTGTTATAATAAGTGATAATCGAGATTATGATTACCATAGAGCTATTTTAGATTTAGCTTGGAACAGCATTTCTGATGACGGCATGATCGTATCAGATAATTTATCGTCCATTGGGGTTAAGAAAGCGTTTTCTGATTTTTGCCAAGCCAAAAACAGGGAAGGTGAGTATTTTTCGACTAGATACGGTATTGGGATTATTCAGAAATGAGGATTATAACATGGGTTACGAAGTAAAATATTTGTATCACAATAAGAAAGAAGATGGTGGTGGCTACGACCGTGAGAGCACGGAGGAAATTGTCAAGAAGATTGGTGATCCGTTTGATGATGTGCCATTAGAGAAACTAGCGGCAGCTATTTTAATGCAGATGGCCCGTAGAGATATTTGGGTAGTTGATGTTAAAATTACCGAGTTGAAGAAGCAAGAAATTGCTTTTAAAGAATCTACGGACGGGATAGTTTTAAAGAATAAGAAATTCACTTTGGATTCTATTGCTGGAGCTTTAGAGTCGTCGGCACAAGTTCCACAACAAGTGCAAGTGCCTCAAATGCCGCAAGCGGCATTAACTCCACAGCAAATACATGAACAATTACATGCTGCCGATCCACGAACTGCGGCTGCTTCTGCTGGTGTAGGCGCTCCTATATCTGTCAATCCACAGCAACCACAGCAACCACAACAGCCGCAGATGCCAGAACCGGCAGAAGGAATTCCGGTTCCTGCTGATTTACAAGGGAAGGTTCCTATAAAAGCGGAAGTTTTTGATCCTGAGCCAGATATGTTGCAAGCTGGCATGGTTAAGGGTAAATTAACTCCTGGTAAGAAATACCCTATTTTTGAAGAACGAAGAGATCCGAGAGAAAGCACACAAGGGCCATTGCCTATTTTGTATATTACAATTGATGATAATGGTAGAAAAGCGGTTGTCCCTGAACCATGTTTTCGTCCAGCAGGAGGAGGTTTAATTGGGGGTAATTTCCAAAGTAGACCTCACCAATCAGCCGCACATGGCGATGGACTTGCGTGGGATGGCGTAGTTGGTGAAGATAATCAAGACATTAGAGCCGGAAGAAGGAGAATGATATGAGCAAACCTAGTCAAAAGAAGTTTGCAAAGAAAAAGAAGAGAAGAAAAGAGACTGAAAAAGAGCTTTCAGCCCGTAGGGTTAAAATTAGAAAAGAAGCCAAGGCAGATAAGTATAGGGACAAGTTAGAAAAGGATACGGAACCTAAGCTGGTTCCTTTTCGCAAAGATCCTGAGAAACTAGAGCCTGCCCCCCAAACCCAAGAAGAGATTGTGGCTCAGATTGAGCATAATATGAAAATCTTGGAGGCGTTGGAAGAAGATTATAAGGAATCCGTGATGCAGCGAGAAGCCGCCAATGAGGCTTTAGAGGCGGAAGGGTTTAATTCTATAGAAGAGAAGATGAACTTCTTAAATGAGCAGGCTTCAAATGATGCTAGAGATGCTTATGAGAAGAGAATTAAGGACGCTGAAAACAAATTAGATCGGCGTCTGGAAGTGGTGAAAAAAGAAGAAAAAGAAGAAGAATTAGACGCTGTTTTGAAGCAAAAAAGTGACTGATTTTACTAAATAATATAAGACAAGTATTGACTTTCAATACTGACTACATTAAACTGTAACAACCTTAAACCAATTTACTTTTTTTTACTGAAAGAGGAACTATTGTGGACTTTTTAAATGAACTAAAACAAGAAGCAGATCGTATTTTAACTGACAACAACAATGCACAACAAAATGAATTTCTCGCTAAATTCGTGCAGATGCCAAAAGAAGAGGGCAGTGTCACTCTTAGATTTCTACCGCCGACTCACGGCCTGAGTCTGCCCTGGCAAGCCACCCGCGTTCACAGAGTTAATGGAAAGAGCTTCCATTGCCGTAAAGAACTCACCAATGGACGTTGGCAAGGCAAAGTTGGTGTTTGTCCTATTTGTGATTATTACAACTGGCTGTGGAATGAAGCTAATCAAACCACGGGTCAAAAAGCTGATGAATACATTGCATTGGCAAGAGACATTAAGCCGGTAGAGAGATTCTATTACAATGCTGTTGTTAGAGGCGACCCCAGCCAAGTTGGTGTTAAAATCTACTCATGTGGCAAGAAAGTGCAGCAGAAAGTTTTGAAGGCTTGTGTTGGTGACAAAAACATTGCCGCCATTAAAGCCTTGGGTAATATCTTTGATACTACCGGCAAGGAAGGCCGCGATTTTATCGTGGTTAAGAAACTTGTCAAATCTGGAAGTCAGAAGTTCCCGAATTATGATGAATCTTATTTCGATGATCCTTCTCCTTTGGCTGAACCAGATGAAGTTGAAACACTTCTGGCGAATGCTCACGTTCTCGCAGAGTTGAGAAACCTCAAAGAGCCTGAAGAATTAAGGCTGGAATTGAAGAAGCACTTGGGAATAGTGGCAGGTGATGACAGTGAGTTTGATCCGAGAGAATACGGTCACGATGGTAGTGGTGGTGTTCGTAGTGCTGCCGTTGAAACAGCAGCCGCAGCAGTAGAAACAGCGACTACTGTTGAAACCCCAAAAGCCGAAACCCCAAAAGCCGAAACTCCTAAAGTAGAGGAGCCACCCTTTAATCCCGATCCTCCGAAAGTTCCTGAAGAGGATGAAGAGATTATGAGTGTGGAAGAGTTTATGAAAGAATTAGGTGATACCTAATATCAAATGTTGGGTCGGCGGCATT